TCGAAGTTCAACACCGAGAAGCTGAAGACCTTCTACTGGAACATCTACACGGCCACCCAGGACAACACGGACCAGACGATGAAGCACACCATCCCCTACACCGAGGACTCCAAGGGGAGGTTCTGGCTGGAGGTCCCGATGCAGATGGACAAAGAGCTGAGCAAGATGAAGTTGGACTTCTTCAAGAACAAGCTGAAGCTCTCCCAGGAGCAGCTCATCAACGTGTTGAACTGCGAGGCCTTGAACATGCACATCCCGAAGCAGGACCCGAAGCACATGAGGTCCTTCATCAAGACCTTCTTCCTCGGGATGAAGAGGTCCTACCAGCAGAACGTCCTCATGAGCTTGCACAGCTTGATCAGGGCCTTGCAGTACAGCACCAGGAAGGCCATGATCTTCCCCAAGTGCAAGGAGGTGTTGATCTTGGAGGACAAGAAGAAGGAGCTGGTCACCATCTTGATGGACAAGATGAAGGTCTCCTCCATGGGGTTGGAGGAGTACAACACCATGAAGAACAAGGTCAACGACATGGACCAGCAGATCGACGCGTTCAGGGTGGACATCATGAGCTTCGCCAAGGCCATGCTCAAGGACAAGCCGAAGAGGTCGGGGATGATCTTGAGGGAGCACATGTCGGAGATGATGGACTGGGAGGACGAGATCATCATGAAGTCGAGCAGCTACAACAGGGACACCAAGATGGGGCACACGGTGTTCAAGAAGCTGAGGTTCCACTTGGACGACAAGGGGCCCACGGCCGGCCCCGAGGAGTTGGTGAAGTTCATCTTCGAGAACAAGTACGAGACCTCCAACTACGTGGTGGAGACGGCCAGGCAGCTCTTCCACTCCTTGGGGATGACCATGAGCCAGGACATCTTCAGCTCCCCCTTCCTGTTCGTCCAGGGGATGATGCACGGGGCCAAGTTCCCGATGAAGGAGTTCTGGGACTTCCTGAACTTGAACTTCAAGTTCACGAGGAACTTGGAGGTCACCATGATGGCCGACTTCAGCTGCCAGGGGAACTTCAAGGACAACTTCAAGTCCCTCTTCTGCAGCAGGTTCTCCCCGTCCTACATGTTGGTGGACCAGAGCAGGGAGACCAGCAACAACCAGGAGAAGCTCGACTTCTTGACGGACATCAGCTTGGACCGCTTCAAGATGAGGGAGTTCCAGGACACCGTCTCCATCAAGGGGACCGAGGACAGGTTGACCAGGTGCATGAAGCTGTGCAACAAGTCGATGCTCAAGATGACCAGCAGCCAGAAGGTGGACAGCCA